CGTGACGGTCGCTGTAGTGGCGTTGTTTGTTACGGGTAACCTTCTGGCAGCCCTGGCCATCGGCACGGTTGTCTTTCCTGTTCGCGTGGGCATGTACTTCTTGCACGAGCGTCTGTGGAAGCACTTCAAGTGGGGGCACCGTTATGTGGAGCGTGAATGATGCCTGAATACAAGGGACTCTGGTTGCCAGACCAAGAGGAGACCCCGGGCGGGGTCAAACTCCTGCGGCCCAAGCCGAAGGCCAAGACCATGGCCGATCTTGAGCGGGCGACCGCCGGCAAGAAGCCTGAGCGACCGAAGCCCAAGGCGATCAAGTTTCCCACGAACATTCCCCCGGGCTATGCGTTGCGTGTGGTCGCGGAGGCACTCAAGTTCGTCCGTATGGCCGACTGTCTCAAGTCGAACTCGGGCCGACATCGGTACGCTGGTTTTCCGAGGGAGTCAGCTACGTGTGTGCACTGCGGGGTCAAGCGACCTGAGTACCGCACGTGTGACTTCTGTCGCGGGTTCGAACCGCTGGTCTGCATGTTCTGTGGCGGGTGCCGTGCCGACGTCAAGCCGGCCGACGCCAAGCAGTTCATCGAGGAGCTGTTGTGGAACATTGTGGGTCGACCGAAGAAGGCGGTCAAGAAGAAGCATAAGCGGCGCGCCAAGCCCAAGCGGGTATAGTAAAACGTGACTGTGCTGCTTAACTTCTGGGTCCCGGGGAAGCCCGTGACGAAGGGCTCCTGGTCCGCCATCAAGTCGAAGACCACGGGCAACATCTTCTTCAAGGGACCGAAGCACCTCAAGGCGTGGCAACGAGCCGTGCATGACGAGGCCAAGCGACAGTGGGACGCTGAGCCGCTGGCCGAGTGCGGGTTCGATGTGACCGTCGTGTTCTTTCTGCCTAGACCCAAGACGGTTAAGCGGCCATTGCCCTGGGGGCGGTATGACGGTGATGTCGATAAGTATCTGCGGGCAATTCTTGACGCGTTGACCGGGGTGTTGTATATCGACGACGCACAGGTGATTCGAGCGGTCCCGATGAAGCTCTACACCGATGCCAACCCGGGCGTCAAGGTCATCGTCAAGCCCTTCGAGGAGATCAATGGACTCGACTTCGAACGATGAGTATTGGAAGCCGAACAACTGGGATATCAGAGACGGCGATCAGGAGAAGCTAAAGCAGGTCCTGAAGAACGCCTTCGGTCTGACGTTCCCAGAGAACGCGTGTTGTGACGGACATGTGGCCCCGCTTGACGCACTGGCCGAGGCGTACTTCGCGGAGTATCCCATCATCATCTGGCTCGCAACGAGAGGATCAGGTAAGACAGTGATGTTGGCCGCGCTCGCCAGTCTCGAAGCGCTGGCCGAGTACAACGTCACGGTGCTAGGCGGGTCAGGTGAGCAGTCGCGTAGAGTGCACGAGTCAATGGCATCGGCGTGGCGACATGAGATTCAACCTGAGGATCCGACTCAGGTGATGTTCACGGCGGAGAGTTTAGTTAACGGTGACATCGGATCGTGGCGGACCAAGATGCTGCGTGGCAACTGGGTTCGCGCTCTGACCGCGTCTCAGCGATCGGCACGTGGTCCTCACCCGCACAGGCTACGACTTGACGAGGTCGACGAGATGGACGAGCGGATCATGGACGCCGCGATGGGCCAGACACTGACGACAGATCCGACACGGCCGGCGCAGACCGTGTTGGCCTCGACACACCAGCACGAGTCGGGAACGATGACCACGCTCCTCAAGCGTGCGGTCGAACGCGATTGGCCAATTCATCGTTGGTGTTGGCGTGAGGTCATTAAACATGATGACAATCCTGGAAGCTGGCTTCCGATGTCGGAGATCGAGCGTAAGCGCATAGAGGTTTCTGACACCATGTGGCGCGTTGAGTATGAATTGGAGACACCGATCGAGGGCGGCTCGGTCTTCAGTGAATCGATGTTGCGTCATCTTTTCGGTGGGCATCGACTCGACGACAAGATCAACGAATACTACGAGCTTGAGAGACCTGTGAAGGGCGCGGACTACGTGACCGCCGCTGACTGGGCGCGGAAGCGCGACCTGACGGTCATCGTGACGCTTCGGCATGACTGTACGCCGGCGAAACTGGTGGCCATCGAGCGACGTTACCGTGAGCCATGGCCACGGCTGATCGGTCGATTTAACACGAGACTTGAGCGTTACCCGGGCAAGGGCATTCACGACGCAACTGGCTTGGGCGACGTGGTGGCTAGTTATATCGTGGGCAAGAAGGTTGAGGACTTCATCATTAGCGGTTCCAACAAGAGCAAGATGTTCATCGACTACGAGACGGGGGTGGACAAGCAGGAGATCATCCTGCCGCGTATGGCGTCGTTGATGTCGGTGCACCGATATGTGTTGAAGGACGACCTCTACGGTAAGGGTCATCCGCCTGACGAGTTGGTGGCACTAGCGCTGGCTTGGCAGATCTGCTCGGGCCGCTATCACGTAAAGCGTGGTGCGATACCGCACAAGATAGTGCGGGTTTGAGAGATGCTTGAATCAACATTCGGCGTAATTCTAGCTGATCCGCCGTGGCAGTTCAACGACAGAGGGACTCCTAATCGACGACTGTCACGGTTCTATGAGACGTTGTCGCTCGACGCCCTCTATGAGTTTCCAGTGGCGCAGCTCGCGCTTCCGGACAGCGTGGTGTTGCTCTGGTGTCCGAGCGCGATGATCCACAACGGGCTACGCGTGATGAAGGCCTGGGGGTTTGACTACAAGACAATGGCCGTGTGGGTCAAGCCACGGATCGGCATGGGACATTATTTCAGGTCGGCGCACGAGCTGATTCTCCTCGGAACGCGCGGCCGGCCGGAGGTTAAATTTCGCTCGCAGCCGTCCTGGTTCCTAGCGCCTGTGCAGGACCACTCGCACAAGCCTGAGGAGTTGTATGACATCGCGGAGCGAATGTTCAACGGTCCTTACCTCGAGCTGTTCGCTAGGCAACGGCGCTTGGGGTGGGCTGCGTGTGGAGATCAGTTATGACACGTTCGGGTGGCTGGCATCATACATCAGAGGCGTGTGCTAAGATCAGCGCAGCTAAAAGAGGTAGACCGAGAAGTCGCGCGACACGCGCTAAGATTAGCGCGAGCAAGCGAGGACAGCCATTAACGGTTGAACATTGCCGGCGGATCAGTGAGGGTGGCATGGGGCGGATACCCTGGAACAAAGGCTTGACAAAAGCCAACGATCCGCGTCTTAGTGGCCCAACTCATAATGACGCCGTGCGAGCTGGTATGGCCGGTTGCTTGGCGACGCGGCGATATCGAGGGCCAACCTGGTTAGAGCTTGCCTTGCGTAGATTGTTGCAAGAAGCTGGATTCCATTTTGAGGAACAGAAGAGCGTTGGCCGTCACGTGGTCGACGCTTTCGTTCCGAGTCATCGGCTCGTGTTCGAGGCCGATTGCTCATTTTGGCATAGAGGCCGGGATGAGAAAACGCGTGACGCGGCCTTGATGGAAGCGGGCATCGCTGCAGTTGTCCATCTGACTGAGACTGATTTGAGGCCGTGGAAAGGACGTGTATCGTGATATACTTATCCGGAGTATTGGAGGTCGAGCTGAAGAGCGGGAAGCATGCGCTCGTCGTAGCGGCTTGGCTTGATCAGAACACCGTGGATGTACCGGGGGTGCCGAGGTTTTTGGCTTTTGATCCAGAGACCCACGAGCCGCTCGACTTCTCGCTGTCCATGATCAAGAAGATCAATTCGGTCCTGGTGCGCTAGAACCACACTTGAATACCTCGCGTATTACAAGTGTAAAATGCATGCTTCGCCTGCGATCCATCAATTGTTGACCGGCCGGCGCGCAATGTTGGTTCACGTGCGCTATAGTGAAAAGTGATACCTCGCCCATGATACATCACAATGATGATCCGGCCGGCACAAAGTGCAAATCACAGTCGGTCCAACATAAAGTGAAAAGTGATGTTCCATTAGAGCAAGATGCAAATCATTGTTCCACTAGAGCAAAGTGCAAGTTTCGATTATAGGTTTTCAAAGTGCAAGTCTCGGTTATAGGTTTTCAAAAGTGAAGGTGACGATCCGTCTAGAGCAAAGTGAAAGTGACGGTCTGCTTAGAGCAAAGTGAAAGTCTCGGTTATGGGTTTCCAAAGTGCAAGTCTCGGTCGGGCGTGCATAAAGTGCAAAATGATGCGCCGGACGCGCGGAAGTGAAAGTGATGATCGTCTTAGAGCAAAGTGCACGTGACGCATAATGATGCGCGGAATGCAAAGTGATGTCTGGTCCGGCTGAAAGTGAAAGTGACGTTCGAGCCGGTCGGAAATGAAAATGTGGGTCGGTACGCATTAAAGTGCAAGTGTCGCCCCGGGCATCACGGAATGCGAAGTGCGGGTTGGGCGCCTAGGAAGTGCAAGTGCGGTCCGGATTTCTCGGGTCTGCAAGTGTAACTTAGGGCCATTTAAGTATCACTTTGCGGGTAAAGTTAAATTGGAGTGACATTTGAGCAAAAGCCGACGGGGACGATGGATGACGACTCGGGACGGCCGGACGCGCCGTGAGGTGGCCTTGGGGTTGCGCCGCGGTGCGGGTGCTGTCTATGAGACTGTGGGGTTGGTTAGGCAAGAGGTTACACGTGCTGTGCGGCAGGTTAACCGCGGGTCTGTACGCTCGGCGATCAGCGTGATACAATGGGAAGTGAGATGGCGACGAAGCGGACCGCGGCACCTATACCTCTATGTTGACATGGACATTGACGGGCCGGCCGGTATGATTGAATTTCATCCGATGTCGACCTACGTCGCGATCAAGCTGGGTGAGACCAGCTTCACTAACCCGATCATCCGAGGAGACGCTGCCGTCATGGCTTGGAACATCAAGGCGATGTACAACATCAGGGCGAACGTAAAATTGGAGTGGTAACAATGGCGAGACTAACTGATAACGAGGGTCGGACGAAACTGGCCAAGGCGCTTTGGTTCGGTAATGACGGCTCGAAGGTTGCGGCATGGCCGGACGATGATGTGCGGTCCAAGCAGCTGACAGAGGATCCGTTTGCGAACGTTGCGGCCTACGGCACAATGGTGTGCACGCCGCCATATTCGATGGAACAGCTCGTGTTGCTTGCTGAATCACATCCAGTGCATGCGGCGGCGCTTGAACAGAAGGCGATGGATGTAATTGCTTCGGGCGTGCAGCTTGAACCGACAGAGGACGATGCTGCAGAGGAACACAAGGACGCGATCATGGCGTGGCTGAATGGGCTGGCCACCGACGCGACATTTATCGAGATCCTCAACGCCATGTGGCTTGACTATGAGACGGTGGGTTGGGGAGTGCTCGAGATTGGGCGCGACCCGAGCGGCGTCGTAAAGAAGATGTGGCACGTGCCGGCGCATACCGTCAGGGCTCATCAGGACAACAAGCGATACGCGCAGATGTCTCATGGTAAGATCGTGTGGTTCAAGCGGTGGAATGCCATGACCGAGAACATTCTGACAAGCGACGGCCGCGTGGCCTGGGAGGGTGTCGGTCACGACAAGTTGGCCAATGAGTTCCTCGTGTTCCGCAAGCCGTCACGTCGGAGCACGTGGTACGGCATCCCGACGTATATCGCCGCGCTCGGACATATCACGCTGGCTATCGCGGCTCGAGACTTTAACATTAAGTTCTTCAGCAACGCCCGGGAGCCGCGTCACATGATCGTGATCAGCGGTGTACACGAGGAGAAGGTCGACGCGCTGCTCGAGGACCTGGGCGAGGAGTTAAAGACGCAGCACGGCGCGGGGACGGATCCGCACCGCAACCTGCTGCTGGCGCTGTCGGGCGGGCAGGTCGACGTTGTCATCAAGAGCATGGCGCTCCCGCAGAACGATCTGCACTTCACGCGGCTGCTGGAGCTTACCGACCGCAACATTCTCATCGCGCACCGCATGCCGCCCGACCGGCTTGGTTTCACGACGCGCGGCAGTCTCGGAGGTAGCGTCACGGCGGACATCATCTTTGCCTACAAGAACGGAGTGATCGCTCCCGGGCAAGCTGTGTTGGCGGACCGGCTGAACCGCTTCCTTAACGAGGAGTATCCGAGGGCGTAACAGACCGCGGACACAAAGCTGACTTGGAAGATCGTCTTCGAGGACATGGACCTCTCGGACGAGCTGATGGACACCAACGTGGTCGCGACACAGGTCAAGATCAACGTCATGACGCTGAACGAAGGACGCGAACGGCTGGGCATGGAGGCGCGTGACGGGCTCGACATGACGCTGCAGGAGTTTATGGCTGAGCACGGTGCAACACCGGCGATGATGGCCAACGCCACGGTCGACAATCCGCAGGGTATGGTAATGACTGAAGAGGTCATTAAGCGACTTGAGGCTGTCGACGAGCTGAT